GATAGACCACAGGTAAGAGGAGGAAGGAATCTTTTAGGCATATCTGCATTCTGAGAGGCAGATTTATTTACATCTTCCAGTTCTCTTATACCTTCAATATTTAAAATATCAGTTGAATTTTCAGGAAGAGGCCAGAGATATATCGTAGGATTATCTCTATCTCTCTTTACGGTAAACTGAGTAGGTCTTCCTATTTGTGTCTTATTGGGCACAATTTGATATTCCTCAAAGCTAATTCTTTGAAGTTGAATATCTGTACTATCCCTACGTAATACTACTTCCAATGCATCCAATGTACTATCAGATAGTGCATAGGTAGTAGTACTTGTAATTACCGTTACCAGAGTTGTATATGTAGACCAGAGAAGAATACCTCTGTTCTGCCAATCCTTTAACATTAGATTAATAGAACGACGAGCAGAAGCAGGAGTATGACCAAGAGTTTGTTCACCCCCGATCATCTCCGTTGCTTCTTGGATCACCTCATCTATATCTAGATTAAAGTTAAATGTTCCTGACGTAGCCATATTGACTATTTCTTCTTTGTTGGATGTTCACCCATGAAAAATCCTGTAACACCTGCCACTCCACATGCAATCATGACTACGTTCTGCCATAAATCGGCTGGCACCATAATACCAACCATGGCAAAAACAGCAGCCAATGCAGCATAGGAGGAAGGTTCTCGAAAACGATTTATAATATTATTCATATCTTTCTCCTTTTTCTTTACTTCACATGAATTATAGGTACACTCATGTCATCTATCTTGAATGGTTTTCCCTTCTCGTAACTTTCATCTGTTACTACAGCATGGGGTGTGCCTACAACATCTGGTCCTTTTCTGGCTGCACCATAACCCTGTCCTGTAGGTTTCCCATTGATCTTGTCCAGATCAGGGGGATCTTTTAATAATGTATGTGGTCCCATCTTGTTCTCCTTTACTAAACTTTTCCACCAGCTTTATAACCTTGCATAATCTTACCACCACGTTTACTACCTTTACTTTTAGGAGTAGCTTTATCTACCTTATAAGTTTCCTTGGCTTGTTCTTTTTGTGTTGATGTACCAGTAGGATATACTAATTCTTCTAATTCTTTCAAAAGTTGATTAAGAGGTATTGTATCTTCAGCCATTATACTTTCCCTCCTGCTTTGTATCCATGCATAACTTTCTTTCTGACCATCTTACCACCTCTGGCGGCAGGACGTAATCCTGCAAGAGTTCTGGAAAGAGATGCCTGTCTCTTGGTTCTGGTATCGGCTGTACTTCCCGGTTTCAGAACACTACTGGCATACTGTGGTGTGGTCATGCCAGCAGCCTTGGCCTTTCTCTTGAAAGCACCGGGACGTTTAATTGCTCCTTGAATCCAGTTAGTCATGTCTTAATCTTATCATACCATTGGGAAACTTCAAAGTCTCCACCCTTCCAAACTTTACCACCACTATTACGAGAAACTGTACCACCCTTCCTACGAGATACTTTACCACCTGTTTTGAATGATGATTTCCATATAAATTCTTCATCAGCTATTCTTTTTGCTTCAGCTATTCTTTTTGCTTCAGCTTTTCTTTTTGCTTCTTCATTATCTGCTAATGTTTTTTGTAATTCTAAATGTTCTATTCTATTATAAGCAGGGGGAGGAGGAAGTTCTTTTCTCGTTACAGGTGCTCTTCTTTTTCTAGCAGCTTCTCTAATAGCAGCTTCTTTAATACGTTTTTGTCTTGCTGTCTTCGTTTTTGCTAATTGTTCTTTTGCTGCATCAGACAACATTGCTCTACCTTTTACTGTTCTTAATCCAAAAGGAGTTTCTTTAACTTCCTTTTTTCTGGTAGCTCTACCTTTTTCTTTTTCAGCTCCTGCCCTAACTGCCTTTTCAAGATCATATCTGGGACGAGCTTCTGTAGCTCTTGCCCGAAGTTTTTCTAGATTACTTCTAGTATCTGTTTTTGTAGTTGTAGTAGGTTTATCTACTCTTTTAGTTTTAGTAGGTGTAGTTGTTTTTTTTAATTGCTTTCGTTGTTCTTCTTTATATTTTTCTTTTAATTCATAACGAGCAGGATTATAAGGAGCAGTTCCTGTTCCTGTTATTTTTTTCCATTTATGTCTATCTGCTTGAATTTCTGCTAAAGTAGTCATCATTGTGCTCCTTGTAATACGGTGTCTGGTCCTCCAACTGGATTTCTGGGAGTTTCCATGTCATCCTGTCTCATACGTCTGGCCTGATTTCTCAGGGCATCAATTGAATTTGTGTAACTACTCTCCCATACCTGTACAACATCCCAGCTCTTGGTAAACTTGGCGGCTTCCACCATACAGGCATGAAATAGGGCATTATAGGTAAATTCACTGAAGTAATTACTTGTAGTTGCACTGGTTCCCGTGGCAGAGGACAAAGCTAAAGGTCTACGTGTATATTGTATTTCTCCTGTCAGGGCAGAAGTAGGGGTTGGTACTATGTAAATAGCTGTGTTATTCTTTCTGGCATAATATCTGGGTGTACCTACAGATGCACTGGCATAGGGCCAATAATCTATAGCATACTCATAAGTTCTTTGCAGGAGAGGAGTAATAAGAGAAGATGTGCTTGTGGTGAAACTTACATTCCTTACGACCAGAGAATCCACAGGGAGACTTACCGTGGGACTAGAGGCAGTAAATGTAAATGAGGCAAAGTTATCCAGACCGGGATCATCAAGTTCTTTCACCAGACGATCTTCAGCCTTCTCAACAAGCTTTGGGATTTGCTCCGAAAACTCAGTTGAGTCGTTCTCTGCTGTATTAATAATATCAGTCTTTAGGAATGAATAATTAGGCATAGGATGTTATCCCAATATGGCAGTTACTGGTCCAGCATCTGGTGCAGATACAGTTACTTTACCATAAATGGCTACACCAATTTCTCCCATGTATACATCAATTGTATCATTTGCCTGAATAGCCAATCTTATGGCCGTTCCCTGTGCAGTCTTATTTGTAATCTGCTGCTCACCCTTTAATTCAATTATTCCTGATACAGTTGCCGTGGCATGAATAGCCACTACACGAGTAACAGTACCATCACCACCTACGGTAGCTCCTGTATCTACCCTTTTAAGTGGACCACTTCCAACTGTTGCCATTGCAACTGTAAGATTTGAAGCCATTTTGTTCTCCTTTATTTAAACTTTACCACCGGCTTTATAGCCATACATTATTTTACCACCCATATTACGAGATACTGTTCCACCACGTTTTGTACGTTTAGTCCCTGTAATTGCACGTTTAGGTATTTCATATGGAGATGTATGTTCTAAACCAAGACGATCTGCATCTGATGCTGCTCGTCCTTTTTCTCGTTTCCTTGCTGCTCTCCATTGTCCTCGTTTTATAGCTTCTGCTTGTGTAGTATCTCCTCCTAATCTAGCAAGACCTTTTTGTATATTTTGAAAACCTCTATATCCCCTTCCACGAAGACCACCAGTTTCTGCTACTGCTTTAGCACCACGAGCAATTCTTTCACCACGTTTTACATCCTTTGTAACACCCTTTTCAAGACTTGCCATTTTCTTAGCAGACCTACGTCTTTTTGATCGTTTAACCTCTTCAGGAGATATTCCAAATGGATGACTTTTTTTCTTTGGCATATCTAATCTCCCTAAACTTTACCACCAGCCTTATAACCCTGCATAATCTTTCCACCACTCTTACGAGAAGTAGAACCACCCTTCTTACGACGTACAGAACCACCCTTCTTCGCCATAGTACCTACGGCAGCATATGGCCTACGACCAAGAGCACGTTCCATACCTTCACTCTCAGCTCTGCGAGCTGCAAGATTTCCTCTAGCTCTATCTGCAAGATTTCCTCTGGCTCTATTACGAGCACCTAAAGATTCATCAAGTCGTGCATTATAACCTTGTGGAAGACCACCAAGATGTTTCTTTACTGTAGATGGTTTCTTTCCACGGTAAGCCTTTTTTGCTGCTCTTGCTATTGCTGTCATCTTATCCTCCTTTATTTAAACTTTCTTATAATATAAGGGGAGCAGCTAACGCATTACTCCCCTCATATCATTTGCCTTTAACTTCCTTGGTTTCCATACCAGCCTCTCCAATCGGAGACACCAAAGCTATAACGCTCTCGTGCCTTAAACCGGAGGTTGCCAGTATCAAAATCAGGCTCCATCTTCGTCTGTAGTGGAGTACGTGCAAACATCTTCGTACCATTAGGAACGTCGGTCTTTACAAACCAATCATCCGTTCCGGTGAAACGCCTATTGACATAGAATCCATCAGGAATCATGCCCATATGACGAGTGGCATTGATATCATTATTAGCACTACCGGGAAGACCGGGAGTATTCAGAATGGTATCAGCAGTATTCCATAAATCAACAGGAATATGCAAAGATGTGGCACTTGCCCCTACGAGGATACCACGATCATCCTTAATCTTTTGGACTTGCGTGATTGCAGCCTCAAGAGTTCCGATAGCTAACGTACCGGCAGTCGCTGTATTAGTCTGATTACCATCAGAAATAGTAGGATGCGTACTAGCGAAGAACGCAACACCATCACCAATCGTATCAACAAAGCCATTGGTAAACAGATTAGCAGCTTTGACCTCTTTAGTATTCGCCATCGCACGGGCCAGACCTCTGGCACGTAACTTAGCAAACGTATCATAAAGATTGTCTTCCATTGCCTCTTCTGTAATCGCAAAGGCTAGAGCAACAGTCTCTGCCGTGTAACGGGCAGAGTAACTCTCTTGTGCATCATCGTAGGAAACAGCAGCACCCT